CAGCTCTCTGCTCTACCGACTGAGCTACAGAGGAAAATCTTACTTTTTATTTATCTTTGGTCGTTTGTTTTTCTTACCAAAGATATCTTCAAAATTCTTATCGTACTTTTTCTTATCTACTTTTCTAAAGGAATCGCCTTTTCCTGCACTATGTTTTCTACTCATAATTATTATTTAGTCGGTTTTATATTATAGTAATAATTATCATCGTGACCATCGATGATCCAACGATCACTCTCACCTTCACACTTCCATACCTTGTTGTCAACCTTAAAGTCCGGTTTTTCCGGGAATGGCTTGGTGACAAAAGACATATTTTTCCAAAAGATTCTGTTGTTCGGCTGGAGTGTATAGTTTCCGTTGTCCAATGCAATCATGTGGAGACACTTATACTGCGTAGGTTCCTCTGAATATGCATTCCTATACCAATCAAAGGTCATTACATAATCTCCCCAATGCTCGGTCTTGTCTTTAAGAACAACCTTTGCCCTGCAATCAAAGAGAGCATCATATTCAACCGTGGATACATTTTCATGGAAACAATCCCAAAGTTGTAGATGATCAAGTGGCATTAAAGGAGCATCTGGCTTCCAGCATAGCATGTGGATGGGGACTCTGCTACGAACGATTCCGTAGTCAGTCATAACATGAAAAGTCATGGCATATCCAGCACATGACTGTGCGCCGAATACCAAGATTTTGTCAAATTCTCCCTTATGCAGCTCATGCTGGTACATGTGCTCTTTACGAAGATAACAATAAAAATGAGATATATTAACATTGTGCATAAAAAGCGGATGAAGGGACTCGAACCCTCAACAGCAAGCTTGGAAGGCTAGCACTCTACCATTGAGTTACATCCGCATAAGTTAAGTATGGTGAGGGACTTGCACCCATTCGACTAATATAAGGCAAAGTTCTACGAACCTCGTTGCCCGTTAATGCGACCTTATATTTCATCTTTTCAGACAAGCACCGGCCGGTTGATTGTCCTAGTCTGCTTTACCAGACACCATACATTGAATAGCGCGAGTGGGACTCGAACCCACACTACACAGATTTTAAGTCTATTGACTCTGCCGATTGGTCTATCGCGCCATAAGTTCCTTTGCCTGGATTCGAACCAAGAAAAGGAGATTCAAAGTCTCCCGTGTTACCGTTACACCACAAAGGAATGCCTCAGGAGGGAATCGAACCCTCATGTCCAAAGGACGACAGATTTTGAATCTATTGCGTCTGCCTATTCCGCCACCGAGGCCAAAAAATGTCAAAGAGTTTTACTGCAATAATCGTACATCACAATCCCACTTGCAGTACCAACATTCAAACTTCTTACCGTTCCGAACTGTCTAATATACACCACATCATCACACATGTCAAGAACTTCTTTTGGAATTCCGATTTGTTCTTGACCAAAAATTACGAGATGGTGACACTCAGAATCCCAAGTGTAGTAGTCAATTGGCAAACAAATTCTTGTTCCATCAGTAACATTATCTACTCCTATTACTTTAACACAACCATAATCCTGTTTTAGACTTTCGATTTGTTCCGAAAGACTTTCAATTTCCTTTACATGCTTAAATTTGGTGTAAAGATGAGTACCTACTGTTCCGCGCCTGTCGTATTGCTTTCTGCCGTAAATCCAAACTTCTTTAGAAAGGAAGGCATTTGCGTTCCGAATAATCGTTGCAATATTAAAGTCGTTTCCAACATTGCAACAACAGACAGTAAAATTATTTCTTTTCGTATCCAAATCGGCAAGTATTGCATCATGATTCCAATAATGGTAGTGGTCGATGATGTTTCTCGTTTCCATGGCGAGCATTATAACATCATCTTATTTCTCTGTCAACCAAGTCCTCTTCGTTTTATTTCTGCCTCAACCTTTTCAAGTTCCTTTTCTGCCTGAATCATTTTGGTTTTGTACATCTTACGATCTTTGTACATATCATCCATCAAATTTGGTAGGAATCCGCGCTTTTCTTTGGTATAAGTCGTTCCATTTGCGGCAATAGATAGATTTTTGCTGCTAAGATCGTCTATAGATTTCATGGATACAGGACCGTTCTTGAGAACTCCATCAGGACTAACAAGACCTCTCATTCCATCGGCAGTCAATGTTTCGGGGGAAATGTTGTATTGCATGATCAAATGGGGATATAGACTATTTAAGTCGAAAGATACAACCCATTTGTGCATACCGACGATAGGTTCCTTTACATAAGCACCAATATATTGTTCGTCTTTCCTAGAACGCTTTTTGGCTGGAATGATTATGTTTTTCTTTGCCAAATAATTGTAAATGATAACATCCCATGTTTTCACCTGAGAAAAAATATCATTGAAGTTAACTCCGGCAGAATATGCAAGAGTAACTGCCAATCTCATTAATTGGAGTTTATCGTCAAGCTGTTCAACCAGTTTGACATCTTTGATGTTATATTCGATAAACTTTTGGAAATTCTTTTGATAAAATTCTTGAATGCTTTCATATTCAGTATAGTCCAGTTTCTTTTCCCCTAATTCGACAGATGCAATATAATCCAATTTATATGACTCTCTATTTACATATGTGAATGTTTTGTACAATTCGTAATAATCAAGAATCGAAATACCAACAATATCATAGACTACATGTTTTCCTATGACTCCGCGATCTACAATCTTTTCCTTTATGACATTCCAAGGTGAAAGTTTCTTTGCAATCTTTTCCCCAAGAAGTCGAATTATTCTGTTGTAGAGATATGGAATATCGAAAAAACGAATACTCCATCCGCTAATGATATCAGGATATCGACCGGAAAAGTATTCTAAAAACATATAAAGAAGATTATCTTCATTGTCGAAGCAGTGAACTATTTCATCTTTTTGTTTCTTGTATTCGCCTAGACAAAAAACAACAGAGGGTTCGTCTTTCCTGCTAATGCAAATTGCAATAACTTTTTCTTCAGGTGACTGAAAATTAGGAAATCCAAATTCACTTGTCGTTTCTATGTCAATATAGGCAATATCTAGCAAATCATAGTTCGGCTGACAATCGGGATAATTGTTCCGAATAAATTGATACTCTGCCTGAATTTCGCCATGAATTTCAAATCCAGATACATCAGAATATCTTTCAATAAATTTCATGTATTCATCTTTATTCTCAAATTCAACCCTGTCCAAAGATTTGCCAAAAATACTTTTATAGTCTGTCTTTTTATCTGTATTTACAAACAAAGAAGGTCGAAAATAAGTTTCATTCTTGGTGGACACACCGGATTCATCTCTTTCCCGATAGAGAATCTTATTTCCGTATGAAAATACATTGGTATAAAATGACATGCTAGTATTATATCGTTTTGTTTGTGGATGAGTCAATACTATTCTTATTATTTTCTACCAGTAATTCTTTTTTCTGTTCTTGATCTTTGGAACTAACATAGGCTGCCAATAAAACCATGTAGTTAATTACATCGATGCAGGTATCTTTAAAACTCTCATCTTTTACATGCATTTTTCCTGCCCGAACAAAAGAACTCAATCTACTCATTTTATCTGTAAGGCGAACCATAAATCCTTGTTCTGTCTTACAAATACCCATAGATTCTACGCGGGTGAAATTTGCAAAAGGTTCTGTGCCTTCATTACCTGCGTAGTCTTTATTTTTTAGACTCATCAATGCTTTAGCTTCGCTGCACAATTCAGAATGAAACGCCAATAATTCTTCTCTTGTCATAATATTACTCCATTAAATCTTCAAGTGATGCTCTTTTCTTAGCAACCCATTTATATTGTGTCTTTGAAAAACACCAAATATTTTCAATAAAATCTGCCGACAAATGTTCCAACAAGTCTCCCTTTTCCATCTTTTTTGGTCTTTGCTTTATTTTCATACCAATTTGACCAATAAAATTACCACCAATTGATGTAATGTAATCTACCATTTCATCACAGGTTCTATACCGCTTTCCTTTTATAGTCGGATCCATGATGTTGATCATCATCATACCCTTATAAGAAAGACAATCATATGCTCTTTTCATAACAGGAAGATAGAATTTATTTAACCAATCGGTGTAATCAGGATAGCGATGCCATGATTGGTTCTCTTCCTTTTCTCCGCCCTTATTGTAAAGTTCGGTAGAATAATAAGGAGGAGAGGTGAAAACACAATCCATCTCTGCTTGGTCAAATACATTGCTATCTTCGGCAGGAAGATTTTGCATATAGACTGTTTTAATTCCTTCAAATAACCATGTATGTTCATCTATTTGATGGAAGAAAGATTTAGTGTTACCTAAGAAACTTTCATATGCAACTACCTGTTGTTTATACAATTCAAATGATTTTGGATTTGGATCACAACCATAATAATGTGTTGCTCTTGATGTATAAAATCCAGCCAAACGATCCCCCCAACCCATACTTAAATCCAAAACATGCTTTGAGTCTCTTAGATCATATATAACTGTTGCGACATGGGGTTTAAATTGTGTTGCAACATATGCACCCAAACGGAAAGAACCACGAATATTTGTTTCATTAATTGTAGTTGTTCCCATTCTCCAAAAAATCCAATTCATCTTCATCAATAAATCATGATCATTCCAAATATCAATTGGTGATGCAAACCCATAAGAGGGACAAGACAATCTATTCTCTTGTTGAAAATAGTTACTTATATCATTATAGTAATGACCATTATCAATTAAAAATAAACCATGCTTGGAGTATGGATATTTGTAATCGTTATATTTTTCAAGTACCTTATCTTTATCTGGCGTTATAATATAATGAGACAGATCTTCTGTTGATAAAGATGCAAATTTATTTTTTACTGTAGATAATTCAATTTTTCTAAATGGAAATTTAGGTTTATGATTGATAATATACAAAGCAAGACCTTCTTTGATTTCTTGCTTGGTATAATCAGAGTTTAATTCTTTCCATTTATGTGTGGATAAATTGGGAACTCCATCCGTGTCTGCGGAATCAAAAAACTCTTTAACTATTTTTTCTATATTAGTCATTGAACGCCTGTGCTACCAAAGCCACCAACACGGTCGGTTTTCGGTGAAGGAGCAGTGTAGCATTCTTCGATTGTATAGTCAAGATTTTTTACCAATTCTCCCTGAGCAATACGATCACCGTGTTTAACAACAAAAGGCACATTAGATGTATTGTAGAGAAGGATCATTAATTCATTTGTATAATCAGAATCAATAACTCCTTCTGCATTTAAAAGAGTAATTCCCTTTTTATAGGCCAGTCCTGACCGTGGATGAATACGCACAGAGTAACCAACTGGAATATCTAAAATTATACCAGTTAAAATTGCTATAGTATGGTGTGCGGGAACTATAGTATCGCCACACGCTGAAATATCAAAACACGCCGCTTGTTGTGTGGCGTGTTTTGGAAGAACCGCATTAGGATGAATTTTGTAGATCTTTAGGTTAGTCATGCATCAAAGTATATCATCGTCATAAATATTTGTCAAGAACCAGATAATATTTCATCTTTTCTTTGTTGTGTTAGCACACCAATTGAAACCAAATAATCCATGCCTTGAATTGTAACTGGATCATCAGAGAGTACTTCTTGTGCTGCTTGTGCAAGCCCCATAAAATCAGCCACAATATCATCTGTTTTTGCTGCAACTCTATATGCTGCTCGTTCTGCGTATGTAAAGCGATTCAAGAATTGATATGCAGTCCAAGTAATTCGCAACTCATCTGCCGTCTTGTTTCGTATAGTCCATACCTGATTCACAGTAGTTTGATTTATGGTAAAAGATGATTCTGCTACCTCTGCGGAAGAAACACTTGGTTGCTGTTCATAAACAACCAATCTGTAACAGTTCTTTTTTGGATTATTTGCTTCTACCCAAGAAGCATACAGTTCATCTGATAATTCTTTGAACTCTATTATTTGATTTTCGTGGATATGTGCGTAAGTACTCATCCGTATCTCCTGACATGATTTACTTCTGGATTTGGATCAAATTCATAAGTTATTCCAGTGGTAGAAGCCGTTTCATCATAAATGTTTCGTACAAGTGGCATATAGAATTTTAAATTCTGTGGTCTAATTTGATCGGCTTTTGTTCCCTTATAAAGAGATGTCAATTCATCAGTTGTCAATGTGACATTCCAGATTGCAACTTCTGCTACATATCCCTCCATAGTGGGTGTATCACTACCACCAGATCGTGCAAATCCAATACAAACGCGATCTGGTGTTGTTATTGTTCTACTTGTTGTTTGTGTTCCTGAGTTTGCTGCATTTAGATATACGGTTCTGCTTGTGATAGAAGTTCCTACTGCTGTTGCCATGTTCCATGTATTTGTAGTATAACTTGCAGAAGAAGTCGCAAATACTGGTGTACCAGTACCGTATTGAACCGTATTTGTACTGTAATTTATTCGTAATTGATGAAAATTTGATGCTGTATTTTCAACCAACTCAACAAGGTGACCGGCCCCAGATCCGCTGTATGTTGGATAAAACCAACAGTTTATTGTAAGAGGATAACTAAAAAAAGATCCAAGTGCTCTAATCTTACTAAAAGAAATAGTAGCAGTTATATTTGTAAAATTATATGCCATTACGATGCACTCCGCACTTCTACTGAAACAAGTTCAGCATCACCTGTCATGTCATCTGTTCCTGATGTTCCGTCTGCATCACGATATACTTTAAGACGGAAAGGATCTCCCGCTGCAACTGAATCTATGGTAGTTATAGTAATTTCTGTGGTAGTAATAATTCCTGATGTACCGTTTGTCGTACTTCCAGCAGTTGCAGCAGTATCAAATGAATCGGAGTCTTCGTCCGTATTCATTCTTTCTATCTGTACGCCCCATCGACAGGTTCCCGATGTTGCAGAAGTTGCCATCCAATTAATACGAATCTTTAAACCACTTCCAAGAGATGCGGCTTCTGGTATTACTCCAACAAATACTGCGCTTTCGTCTGTTGCTGCATCAAAGTCAAGCACCATTATGGAATTGCGTGTGTCAATTGTTGCGTAGTTTGCTGCTGGTGGTTGATTGTCTAATGGAGTATATACTGCATATGTCTTGGATCCACCGCCACCACCTGTAGTAGAAAGAGTTATGGTTCCTGCTGAAGCAGTAAAGGTAATACCTGTACTCGCGGCAAAAGTAATGCCTCCAGTAAATCCGTTTACGCGGCTTACACCTGTGACTGCGCCAGTCTGATTGTTGAATGATGTAACGACACCAGTAATATTTGTTCCAGATCCAGAGAAACCAACAGTAGAGGATACAAGTCCTGTGAAGTTTGCAGTTGTTCCTTGCAAGGTTCCTGAAAGAGTAACACCACCAGAAGCAATTATGCCATTGGTAGCACTGATATATCCTACAAATAGGTTAGAAAATCCATCAAGACTGCTGTTATTCCCATATAAAGCAGCATCACCAGCCACATAACTAATTGTATTTCCGGTATCAATTGCATTTGGATCACCTATTGTGATATCTCCAAACGGACTTGATAACTGCAAAACTCCGAGAGCATCTCTTAAAAATATATAAGTACTTTGGTTACTGCCATCGTAGTCTCCGATAGCAACTCTAGCAGATCCCCTGTTGTCAATATCTAACTGAGACTTTCCCCCCGCAGTATTTGTTATGGTTGCAACAGTCAGAGTATTGGCACTGTTTATATCTACATCCGAATTAAATGTTATACCACCAGAAGCACTAATCCCCGCAGTGAATCTTGTAAGTGCGCTGAAAGTTCCTCCTGCTGAACTAATACCATTTGTAAAACTTTGAAGAGGACCAAATGTATTTGCCGTTCCTGTGGTCACCCCTGTAACAGCTCCCGTCAGACCATTAAAACTCAACACCCCAGTATTTGAAACTGTCAGAGTGTTTCCCGAGACAGATAGATCGATTCCAGAACCATTAGTTAAACCTACTGGTCCAGTAAGACCTCTCACGGAACTTACAACATTTTTAGTAAGTGCTAATGTGCCGGTATCTGTCGGAAATGTTATTGTAGTATTAGATCCACCAGCAAGACCCGCAGTCCATCGCTGACTTCCAACATCTATGCCAGTATCAAAATTAAATGTTACTCCGCTTCCACCATATTCAGTCAAGTAACTACTGCCAAGTGATCCAGAACCTTCTATTGATTGGGTTTGATTGAAAGTGTTTGCTGCATTTGTTTTCGCAACATTTGTAATAGCCCCAGTACCACCATCAATACTCAATACTCCAGTATTACTGAAGGTCATAGTCTGACCAGACACACTAATACCAATTCCGTTGCCGTTGGTCAAACCAATAGCACCAGTTAATCCACGCAAAGATTCAACATATGCAGTAGCAATTGGAGATGAAAATACAATAAACAAAACTTGATGGTTGTTTGAAAATCCTGATGTCCCGGTTCCAGCAGAAGTAATTCCAGTTACTGGAATACTCGTATAATCATTTAAAATTACTGTTGGAGCGGAATTAATTCTCCAAGTTTGGTAATTATTTGAATCACTGGCATCTTGAATTATTAAATTATCATTTTGCTTGAGCAATGAAAGAAATATGTCAATGTCATCCCCATTGTTATCTAAATGGTCAAGATATAGTATTGTTGAACTAGTTTGGGTGGCATTATTATATCTTATTTCACCATTTCCAGTAGGTGGAGTCTGGGTTGTCGTATGAACTTTATAACTGTAATAATTTGAAGATTGTCCTGGTTCACCTTGTGCACCAGTAGCACCAGTGTTTCCCTGAATACCTTGAGAACCAGTAGCACCAGTAGCACCTGTAGATCCAGTAGCACCTGTTACACCTTGAGAACCAGTAGCACCAGTAGCACCAGTGTTTCCC